CGGCGACCTGCACCCGCTGGAAGACCATTTAGGAGGAGACGCAGATGGATGACTTTTTCCGTTTCGCAACCATGAAGGGCGGCGGTCATCGCTTGGAGCTGACCGGCCCGATTGTAACCAGCAGACCGTGGTGGTCGGAGGATGGAAAGCAGTTCGCTTGCAGTACAGAGTTCGATGCACAGCTCAAGGCGCTGGAAGGCGAAGAACTGACTGTCGTGATTGATTCCAACGGCGGGGATGTGGCGGCGGGAATCGCTATGTATGAAGCGCTGCGAAATCGCAAGGGCGAAACGCACTGCCACATTGTGCGCGCATATTCGGCGGCAACGCTGCCGTTATGCGCCGTTCCGCGCCGAAACAGGATGATCTCGCCGGTTGGGACGATATTGATTCACGACCCGGCGACTTCTGCCAGCGGTACGGCGGACGAACTGGACAAGAGCGTGCGTTTCCTGCGAGCTATCAAAACGGCAGTGCTTGCTGCCTATCATGAAGCAACGGGAAAATCAGAGGCAGAGCTTTCCGAAATGATGACGCGGGAAACGACGATGACGGCAGCGAGCGCTGTCGAGAATGGCTTTGCAGAGAGCATCGCGAACCCCGCAGAGAGCGCCCAGATGAGCCACGAACTCATGCAGGTGTACATGGCAGCATCGCATGAGCAGACGCTGCGCATGGCACAGGCTGCCGCAGAGTCGCAGAAGCGAGACAAAGAGCGGCAGGAGTACCTGCGTTTCTTTGAAGGCATCAAATGATGCGATAGCCGGAAACGGCAGAAAGGAAAAGAAAATGGCTACGATGTTTGAACTTCAGGAGCAGATTGCCGATCTCGACCGGACGATTGCGACGGAGCGCCGGAACGGCATTGACATGGCGAGCGATGCCGGTGCGAAGATGGAGGACATTCGTGCCTGCCAGCAGCGCGTGAGCGACCTCGTGGAGCGCCGTGCGATTCTCCAGAAAGAGTGCGACCGCGTGGCGGCGGAATCTCGTGCGCGTGCTGCCCGTGAAGGCGGTCAGGGCGGCGCAGAAATGACGTTTGAGCAGGCGACAGGCATGTACCTGCGTCATCTGGCGACGGGCGGCAAGAGCGAAATCACCAGCATGGCGTATGAACAGCTGGGCGCGATTCCGGCGGGCAGCGAGGATCAAGGCAATGGCTCTGCGCTTCTGCCGAAGAAGCTTTCTGAACGTCTGCTTCTCCAGCCGCAGAAGGTCAACCCCCTGCGCAGCCGCATGGGCGTGACCAACGTGACGGGGCTGTCCCTGCCGAAGCTGGCATTCACCATTGATGATGATTCGTATGCGGCGAAGGATGGCGAAACTGCGAAGGAATTGAAGGGCGCAGGTGAGACGGTTGATTTCGGCCGCCACAAGATGCACTTGATGTGCAAGGTCTCCACGACGCTCCTGCGTTCCTCTCCGCTGGACATTCAGGGTGCAGTGCTGCGCGGGCTGGACAGCGCCATGACGCTCCGCGAACTGCGCAGCATCTTTGCAACGGCTCCGGCCAGCGGCGAAGAAGGCATGTCCCTCTATGCGAAGAAAAGCTCGAACTACATCATCAAGCAGATGGAAGCGGAATCCATGCTCGGCGCGATCGTGGCGGCTGCCGGCGACCTGGAGGACATTTATCAGGATAACGCTTCGATTGCGATGCGCCGGCAGGATTACTATGCGCTGATGATGGCACTGGCGAACGGGTCGGAAAGCCTCTTCTCTGGAAAGCCTGCGCAGATTCTCGGCTATCCGGTGGACTTCGTGGACAAGGCGACCGTGCCGGTTGTGGGTGATTTCAGCTATCTGCATATCAACTACGACTGCGCGCCGTTCATGGACATGGGAAAGAGCGTGGAAACGGGCGTCACCATCTTCACGGAGGACTGCGTGTATGACATCAAGCGCCTGATGGATGCGGCGTTCCGTCTGGCGACTGTCAAGACGATCGGCACGGGTGGCTAATCATGGCGACGGCGGCAGACCTGCTGCGTGATTATGGCTACTTCACCCCTGAGTCATCGCAGCAGACCTTGATGGACATCTGCCTTCGGGCGGCGAAACAGTATCTCTTTGATGCAGATTTGGTTGAACCGGCAGAAGGCGAAAGCGACCCGCTGTACGATCTTGCTTGCATGATGCTGGCAACGCACTGGTACGATAACCGTGGTGTAATCATCGCGGGCGGCGGGTCGGCGATGCTGATCCCCAAGGGCATCGACGCGATCCTTGCACAGCATCCGAAAACCCGCAAGACGGAGGAGTAGCCGATGCGTCAGACAGGCGATTTGCGCAGCGTGGTGCGGCTTTACCGCCGTGAAGCGAATATCGACACAGGCGACGGGCAAGTGGACTATGGATTCCTGTGGCAGAGCTATGCAGAGGTCTACCATCTTAGCGACAAAGCACTGGCAGCAGGCGGCGCTGAATATTCCTCCGGGGTGCTCAGCGTCATCCTACGAACGCCGCTGCAATGCCGCCTTCTGCCGGGTCTGCGTGTGGTGTATGATGGCGGGGCATATGAGGTAACAGAAGTGCTGCCGGATACGCCTCGGCGCGGATTCTCAAAGCTGCGCTGTGTACTGACGGAAATGGTGGGGAGTGGTGTGCATGACCTTTGATGTGAACGCATGGCTTGCCAAACGGCTTCAAGCGGCTGGTATCACTTGCCCTGCCTGCGAAGAGCCGCTGTCTCCGGATGAAGTCAAGCGCCAGCAGGCGCAGAGCACTGTATACATCACATGGCGGCAGCTGGGCATTGAACCGCGCTATGCAAGCGGGGAACTGTACGCTGTGTGCTACACGATGGAAATGTCCATCTGGATTCCGCGCGCCGGTACGAAGGAACAAACGGCAGCGTGGAGACAGCTCCGTCACGCGCTGATGTTTGCCTTCGATGTGCAGTGCGATTTGGAGGAGCATGTCACCGGCATCACACACGCACAGGCGCAGGAAGGCGTCTGGGTGGACACGGTGAAGCGCAGGGTGTACACGCAGAGCATCAGTGTGATTTGGCATACAGGAGGCTGAAAATGCGCTACTCATGCAAGGGTGACAGCAGTCAGCGGCAGCTGAATCTTTCGGCGGCGGCTTCGCCGGATGTGCTGCGCAGTGCGGCAGAAGCGGGCGCAGAGATTGTGCGCATGGCCGTACAGGGGCAGATTTCTTCGCAAGCGAAGAACCCGACAGGCAAGCTGCTTTCGTCTATTACCTACCGCTCATGGAGCAATGAAACATCATCCGGTGCAATGCTTGGTTGGGCAAAGATTGCCGTAGCGCGCGCTGGTTATCGCAATCACGGCCGAAACCGTTCAGTCCGTACAACGGACGACTATGGTCGTATCTTGGAGTATTCGTCGAAGCGCGTTCTGCGGCACTTTGAGCCGGGTTTTGAAGAAAGCGAAGAAGCGGCACTGAGCGCGATGGAACAGCGTATTGACAGCGCCATTGCATCGGCGCTTGGTGAAGCGGGAATGTAAGCCGCAATGCGGCAGAAAGGGAAAACAATGGCAACGACACGCATCAAACCGCCTTATGAGTTGACGGTTTACGACTTCTTTGTGCATTTCGATGCGGATGACAATGGCAACGAGGCGCTGGACTTGCAGCTTCCGGTTGTCAAGTCTATCGGTGTTAAGCCGAGCGAACAGAAGCAGACGATTCATGCGTCGGGTGTCATCTATGATACGGTCAGCACGGTTACTGAACCGACGCTGAGCCTGACCAGTGTGGCACTGCCGCGCGAGTTCACCGACCGTGCGGACGGCGCGGTGAAGAAGGGATGCGCTGCGGCGGATGTTGCACAGCCTATCAAGCAGACGTTCGCTTGCGGGTACTGGTGCGGCAATAGTGACGGCAGCAAGACGTACTACTATCATCCGCAGTGCAAGCTCTCTTACAGCGACGATGAGACCCACCAGACGCGCACCAATACGCCGGTTGACCCGTCTGTGGGGCGCACGGTGGACATCATGCCGACGGATGAAGGCATCTGGCGTGTGCGCTATTACACGAACGGCGTAACGAAGCCGCTGACGCCGCAGGAGTTCTTTGAGAAGCAGCCGAATACGCTGGAAAAGGTTATGGCGCTGGACGGCGCGGAATCGGCAAAATAAGATGAATGGAGCGGCAGCCTTTCGGGACTGCTGCTCCATTTTGCAATGAATAGGAGGAAAAGCATGGATAGTGTGCAGTTTGCGACGGCATATGTGCCGACGGAGATTGAAGTAGCCGGGGCGCATGTGCGCCTGTTCTTCACGCTTCAGGCGGCGATGAAGATGGAAGCAAGCCTGAAACGCCCGTACTTGGAAACAGTGCTGATGATGCTGCAAGCAGAGGCTGATAATGGCAAGCCGCAGTCGCTGCCACTTTCGGAGCAGGCGGAAATTGTCCGTATTCTGATGGAAGAAGCAGGTCAGAGCATTTCGGCGAAGACGCTGATGTCGCTGGATATGCGGGAATTTGCGCTGCTGGCGCGGGCGGCGCAGGTGGAGATTGTCGGCAAAATGCCGCGCAGTGCGCAAAAAAAAACGACGCCGGTGAATGGCGCTGGGAAATGATTCTGCTGGCGGCGAAGAGGGTGCTTGGGCTGACAGTGGATGAATTTTGGCACTTGACACCGACTGTGTTTCATGCACTGCTGGAAGAAACGATCGGTGAAAATGGGCAAGCGCCGCGCAAAGTGCAATTCGCAGACGAAATTGGCTGGTAAGAAGGTGAGAAGATGTCAATCAGGGTAAGCGGCATTACGCTGCGCGTGGAAGGTGCAGAGCAGTTTGCGAGCCAGCTGGACACGGCGAACAAGGCAATGCGCCGGAACGCGGCGGAAATGAAATTGCTGGAAGCGACATATGCCAATTCCAAAAACAGCGACTACTTTGGCAAGCAGTCGGAACTGCTGACGAAGCAGCTGGAGGAGCAGCGCAAGAAAACCGCGACGCTCCAACAGGCGCGGGATGCCTATGCACAGACGCCCGGTGCGGATGCAAGCAAGCTGGAACAGCTGGATTTGAAAATCCTGAAATCGCAGACGGATGAAGCGAAGCTGACGGCGGAAATTCAGAAATGCAATGCGGCGATGCAGAAGGCGCAGGAACAGCAGCAGGCGCTGGGGGATGCGACGGAGGAAACGGGACAGGCGGCGGATGATGCAGCATCCGCACAGGCAAATCTGGCGGAATCAACCAGTGAAGCCGGAAACCAGCAGCGCAGTGCGGCGGAAAATGCGAAGCACTACGGTGAGGCACTGGACAAGCTGGCGAAAGGCGCGACGCAGGCGGGCAAGGCGCTGACGAAGGTGCTGACGCTGCCGATTGTCGGCATGGGAACAGCAAGCGTCAAATACGGCATGGAGCTGGAAGATGCGGTCTATGAGGTGGCGACGCTTCCGGGTGTGCTGAGCGGCACGCAGGAGCAGCGGCAGCAGCAGATTCGAGACTTGACGGATGAGCTGATAGATGCCAGCAATGATGCGCACACAGCGGCGACGGAGCTGGCAAGCGCGACCTATGATGCCATCAGCGCAGGTGTTGCGCCGGAGGATGCGGCGTACTGGGCAGAGCGGGCGGCTATGGCGGGCAAGGCAGGTCGCTCGGACGCTTCGACGGTCATCAATGGCGCGTCCTCCATCTACAATGCGTGGGGTGAGAAAGCGAGCGGCGGTCTGGATCACATTCTGGACAGCATGATAACGGCGCAGAACTTGGGCAAAACGACGGTCGGCGAGCTGTCCTCGCAGATTGGTCAGGTGTCCGGTCTTGCGCCGCAGTTGAGCTTGTCGATGGAGGAAGTGCTGTCGAGTGTCGCGGCGCTGACGGCAGGCGGCTTGTCTACTTCCAGTGCCATCACGGGCTTGCGCGGTGTGTTGTCTGCTGTTATCAAGCCGACATCTGAAGCGGCAGAAATGGCAAAGGAACTGGGCATCGACTTTTCTGCGGCCGGACTGAAAGCGAAAGGGTTCACCGGCTTCTTGGCGGAAATCGCTTCGGTGACAGAAGGCGATTCGGAGAAGCTGGGCAAGCTGTTCGGCAGCGTCGAAGGCTTGAACGCCGTCATGATGCTTGGCACAACGGCGGCGGACAAGTATCACAGCATTTTGGCGGAAATGACCAGTGCATCCGGCACACTGGATGCAGCGTTTGAGACGCGCGTCTCCAGCCGATCGGCACAGCTGGAAGGTGCGATGAACCGACTCAAAAATACCGGTGTGGAGCTTGCACAGAATCTGTATCCGGCGGTCGATGCTGTTACGAACGCGATTGGCGGCGTCGCGGATTATGTTGGACAGCTGGACGCAGGCACACAGCAGACAATCGTGAATCTGGGACTGATGGCGGCGGCACTCGGCCCGACGCTGACGGGCATCGGGAAAATGATTACGGCAGGCAAGGTGCTGGCGAGCGTCATGACCGGCCCGTTTGGCTGGGCTGCGGCGGGTGTAGCGCTGATCGGCGGCGGACTGACGCTTGCCATCAAGGCAGCCGGGGCAGAAGCGGAAGAGTTTCGCAACCGCGCGGACGCATTTGAACTGGATTTTGAAGCACCGGATGCCGTGTCGATGCAGGAAGCGATTCAGAAGAACCTCGACCAAATCAATCTGGAGTACAAGAATGGAATTAAGCTGACCAGCAACGTCTGGACGGACATCGGAAAACAGGTTCAGGAAGCGTTCGATTCGGCGGTGGCGGACGGGAAAATTGATGCCTCGGAGTATGCGGATCTGTCCGTCAAGGTCGGTGTACGCATCATGGCAGAAGCAAATGACGGCGCAACCAGCGACGACGTGGGTGTCCGGGAAGTCGCTACGCAGTTGCAGAACGCAGTAGCGGATTATAACGCGCTGCTTCAAACGGTGTACCGCAAAGGTAATTCTGCGACGGATGAAGAACTAAACGCGCTTCAGGCGGCGCTGGATCGCGTGATGGCACTGCGCAACCAGATGATGGGGCTGGAAGCCGAAACGGAGAGCTTGGAGGCATCCACCTACAAGTCGTATTTCGACCTTGTAGCAAGCGGTCACGGTTCGGAGGAGGCTGTCGCATCGGCTGCGGCATATGCAATTGGCGTTTACCAGCAGAAGATGGCGGAAATTGAAGCCCAGCGTAAAGCTGAAATTGCAATTTCGGACGAACGTCAGGCTGAGGCACGCGAAGCAGGTGCAAGTGACGAGGAGCTGACGGCGTATGATGCGGCACTGGCTGAACGGCAGACGGAACTGAATACAGCGGAGAATGAAGTGAATGCGCAATTTCAGGCGGATGTGGCGGCTATTCTGGAAGGAATGGCTAAACAGAACCCGGAAGCGTGGCAGTATATTCAGACCGGCGGCGAGCAAATCCGACTTCTGTCCTCTATGCAGGCAGCTATGCAGGCTGACTCGATGAATTTCGCAGAAAATTGGCTGCGAGACAATATGACACCGGAGCTGCTGACCACTTATGCCTCCTACGGCGAAAAGTATGGATTGAACTGGTGGAATGACCCGGAGCAGGTGAGAAAATATGCGGCTGACCCTTCGCAAATGTCTGGATTTGACCTCGGCAACACATACAGAGCGTTAAACGAAGGTATACGCGAAGCGCACGCATCGTGGCTTGAACAGGATGCACAGGAAGGCATGGACGCTATCAATGGCGTTATGGCATCCCTGCTTGAAAACGGATTCTCGCTGGACAGCATCGACGCATCCTCTGCCACCGGCGTTCTTGCTGACTACATGCGCCTGATGCTCTTTGCAGACAACGGGGTCGATGCGCTTGGCTCGGACGCGATGGAAGCCATCGGCAGCGGCATCACAGAGAGTTCGCAGGGGCTGCAGGAAACGACGCAGGATGCGGTTGCGCCGGTACAGGAAACGCTGGATGACCTGTCGAACCAGGAGAAAACAGGCAAGGCGGTCGGTGTGTCGCTGGCGGCGGGCATTCTGTCCTCGAAGCGAATGACGCAGCAGGCTGCCGCGGAAATCCGCGATGCGGTCAACAGCACACTGGCGGGCATCGGCTTCAGCGGGACGCTGACGCTGCCGGGCACGGGGCTGATTCAGCGCAGCGGGCTTCTTCCGTCAACGACCTATGTGGGCGGCAATACGGACTTCTCCACCAACGTGGTCATCCGCAGCGCGAACTTCCAGAGCCAGACGACACCCAGAGTGTTCGCGGAACAGGTGTCGGCGCTCAACCGGGCGAAGCTGGCGGGGTATGGCGTAACATAAGAAAAGAGGGGCGGCATTCCGTCCCTCCGGTGATTAGCTTGCCTGCTCTGCAATCAGCATTTCTTTGAGCCGCCCGGTGCTTTCGATGATTTCGAGAAGCAAAGCGTCGTCGATGCGGTCGGTTTTCGATTGGAAGTTGCTGCGCTGGCAGATGATGTTCAGTGCCTCACCAATCAGGTCAACCTCTTGGAGAATCTGCTTCGTATCCATCATGAAAAATACCCTCCTATATTCGCAAAATCTTGACTTTTTGCGTCCGGGATGGTATGATGGAAAAGGATTTCATACCGTCCTCGGACGCGTTGAGATTACGGGATAACGTGGCTGTTTTGTTTGTGAGACGTGGCAGTCGCGTTATTTTTTTGTCTCAGCGTAAAGCCTTTCAATCCCCATGCGAAAAACTTCTGGTATATTTGTTCCGAAATGCTGTGCAAGCTCTTCGAGTTTTTTCGCGTCTTCTTCGTTCATACGGATGCAATAGCGTTTCGTCTTGGGATTTTCGACTTTTGGCCGCCCTGTTCGTGGACTCATTCAATCACCTCCCGTGTGCCACAACGTCATTATAATAAATGTCGGCTCAAAAGTCAATAGAAGCCACGAATTTTTGCTGACATTTATTCAAAGACCTCTTGACAATGGTGTAACACCATGCTATAATAGAATCATCAAACAGGAAAGGAGGGAAAGCCAATGAGCCGCAAGCAGCAGAAACGCCGCAGCGAGAACGCCACTTCCACAAAGCTGGTTCTCGCTACGGCGCTGGTGAATCTGGTCGCCGCCGTTGTGAAGCTGATTTCTGAGCTTCTCAATCGGTAACAGATTCGCCGGG